CGAACTGGAGGGGCAACATCAGGGTGCGGCGAATGCCGGGCGGCCGATGTTGCTGGAAGGGGGGCTGGATTGGAAGCCGATGGGATTCTCCCCCTCCGACATGGAATTCCAGAAGACCAAGGAGGCAGCGGCGCGGGAGATCGCGCTGGCCTTCGGGGTGCCGCCGATGCTGCTGGGCCTGCCCGGTGACGCGACCTATGCGAATTATGCCGAGGCGAACCGGGCGTTCTATCGCCTGACGGTTCTGCCGCTGGTGAGCAAGGTCACCGGCGCGTTGAGCCAGTGGTTGCCCGGCATGGGCGGCACGCGGTTGAAGCCCGACCTGGACGGCGTGCCGGCCTTGGCGTTGGAGCGTGAAGCACAGTGGCGCAGGGTCGCGGAGGCGGACTTTCTGAGCGAGGACGAAAAGCGTGCTCTGCTCGGACTGCCGCCGCGTGCGGTTTGACGGCGCGCGCGGCAGGCTCGCGCTATCTGTATGAACCGTTCGACGCGACGAGCGCGCGGGTCGAAACGCTGGAACGTGTGAGCGAGGAACGCTGGCTGGCGCTGGAGCGGCGGCTGGGCGGGATCGAGGCGCTGTTGGACCGGATGGAACGGCGCATGTGGATGGCCGTCTATGGCGTGGCCGGAACGGTGGCGGCGCAGGGTCTGTTTCTGGTGGTCACGGGTGAGCTGAGCATCGCCTGACAACCAATTGTTTTACAAAGGAGAGTGCGGATGACGGGATATGATCCGGCGGGAATGCTGGAAACGAAATTCTGCGGTCTGGGCGATGCGCCCGCGCTGGACGGGGATACGACGATTGCGGGCTATGCGTCCCTGTACGGGATCGCCGATCAGGGCGGTGACATCGTGCAGAAGGGCGCCTATGGCCGCGCGCTGGAACGTCTGTTCGCCAAGGGGCGCACCGTCAAGATGCTGTGGCAGCACGACCCTGCCACCCCGATCGGCGTGTGGGAGGCGGTCGAGGAGGACGGCACCGGGCTGCATGTTCGCGGTCGCATCCTGACCGAGGTTCGCGCCGGGCGAGAAGCGCTGGCGCTGCTCAAGGCCGGGGCCATCGACGGGCTGTCCATCGGATATCGCACCATCCGCGCGGAGAAATCCGGCGTCGGGCGGTTGCTGCATGAGATCGAGCTTTGGGAAGTGTCCCTCGTGACCTTTCCGATGCTTCCCGAGGCGCGGGCGCAATCGAAATCCGACGATACGGAAACCGATGCGCTGGCGAACGACCTCGCGTCCTTTTTTGATGACGCGGCGGCACTGCTGGCCTGATTGGCCGTCTTTTTACCCAAGTAATTTCAAGGATGGATTGATGCACGACATCGACTGCAAATCGGCGGCGAAGACCACCGACGTGAAGGCGGCCATGACAGGCTTTCTGAGCGAATTCAAGAATTTCCAAACCGACATTCAGACCAAACTTATGGAACAAGAGAGCCGTTTGACCATGATGCAGACCAAATCCGCCCGCCCCGCCCTGTCCGCCGCCGCCGAGGTCGAGGTGCCCCATCAGAAGGCGTTCGCGGCCTATCTGCGCTCGGGCGATGATGACGGCCTGCGCGCGCTGGGGGTCGAGGAGAAGGGCATGTCCACCCAGGTCAGCGCTGAGGGTGGCTATCTGGTCGATCCGCAGACCTCGGCCACGGTGCAGAGCGTGCTGCTGGGTGCGGCTTCGCTGCGCTCCATCGCGAATGTGGTGAATGTCGAGGCGTCCGCCTTCGACGTGCTGGTCGATCACAACGACACCGGCGCGGGCTGGTCGGACGAGACGGCGAATGCGAGCGAGACGGGCGCGCCGCAGTTGGAGCGTATCTCGATCCCGCTGCACGAATTGTCCGCCATGCCCAAGGCATCGCAGCGTCTGCTGGACGACAGCGCGTTCGACGTCGAGGGTTGGCTGGCGGGCCGCATCGCGGACAAGTTCGCGCGCGCCGAGAGCGTGTCGTTCATCGCGGGCGACGGCGTGGGCAAGCCGCGCGGCATCATGAGCTATGCCAATGTGGCCAACGATGTCTGGGCGTGGGGATCGCTGGGCTATGTCGCCACCGGCACCGATGGCGACTTCTCGATTGCCGATCCGGCGGATGCCATCGTGGATCTGGTCTATTCGCTGGGCGCGCAGTATCGCGCGAATGCCAGCTTCGTGATGAACTCCAAGACTGCCGGTGCCGTGCGCAAGATGAAGGACGCGGACGGTCGTTTCCTGTGGACCGACACGCTGGCGGCGGGTGAGCCTGCGCGCCTGATGGGGTATCCGGTGCTGATCTGCGAGGACATGCCCGACATCGCGCTGGACGCGACGGCGATTGCCTTTGGTGACTTCGCCAATGGCTACACCATCGCGGAACGTCCCGATATGCGCATCCTGCGCGACCCGTTCTCGGCCAAGCCGAACGTGCAGTTCTTCGCGACCAAGCGCGTGGGTGGCGATGTCAGCGACTTCGCCGCGATCAAGCTGCTGAAGTTCGCGGCCAGCTGAAACGCGACTGAGTGACTGAGTGAATTGGGGGGGCCTGCGTTCGCGCGGGCCCTTTTTGTATCCGACGGGGCGGGAGAACAGCCGATGATGATGACGGAACGCAACGGACCGGCGCGGGTGCCGGTGGAGATCCGCGATTTCGCGGACCACCTGCATCTGGGCACCGGGTTCGAGGATGACGGCGCGCAGGATGCGATGCTGGAGATGTATTTGCGCGCGGCAACCAGCGCCGTGGAGGCGCGCATCGGCAAGGCGCTGATCACGCGCGGCCTGCGCCTGATCCTGACCAACTGGCGTGACGGTGCCCAGGGCGTGCCGGTCGCGCCGGTGGTGGCGCTGGAGGAGGTTCGCGTCGTCGATGCGGCGGGCCATGCGCGCACGGTTCCCAACGTCACGCTGCGCGTCGATGCGCACCGGCCCGTGCTGTTGGGGTCGGTTTCGGTGCCGGAGGGCGGTCAGGTCGAGGTGGACTTCACCGCCGGTTACGGCCCCGACCCGGCGGATGTGCCGCCCGATCTGCGCCATGCGGTGAAGCTGTTGGCGGCGAGCTATTACGAGAACCGCTCCGGCGGGCAGGACCATTGGCCGTTCGGCGTGCTGGCATTGCTGGACGCCCATCGCCCGGTGCGGCTGTGAGCGGGTCGGCCCCGGTGCTGGACCGGGAAATGGTGCTGGAGGCCCGCGCGATGACGCCCGACGGCGGCGGCGGGTTGATGGAGGGGTGGCAGGCGCTTGGCACGCTGTGGGCCGCGATTGAGCGTCCCTCGGCCCGGCTGGTACGTGAGGGGGCGCTGGAAGTGTCCACCATCAAGGTGCGGATCATTCTGCGCGCCGCGCCCGAAGGACGGTCCCGCAGGCCAATTGCAGGCCAGCGGTTGCGCATGGGGGACCGGGTGTTCCGCATTCTGGGCGTCGCGGAATACGACCGCGCGGCGCATTACCTGCAACTTTGGGCAGAGGAAGGTGGCGCATGAGCTACGCATTTTCATGGCCGCTGCAACAGGGCCTGTACTGGGCGTTGAGTGCCGCGCCCGAGATCACCGATCTGGCCGAGGTGCTGGACGCGACCGCGGTTCCGACGTCGAACGAGTATGTCTCGATCGGGGAGGAACAGGTTCGGGAGCGTGGGCCGGATCTGACCCAACATGACATCGTGATCGAGGTGCATTCGGCGGCGCAGGGCTTTTCCCGCGCGAAGCTGGTGGCGGCGGAGGTGGGGCGCATTCTGCTGCACACGCCGCCGGCGGTGACCGGGGCCACGGTGACGGATCTGCGGTTCCTCAAGGCGCGGGCGCGCCGGTCGCGCGGCACCGAACGGCGGCTGATTACCCTGACGTTCCGGGTTCTTCTGGACGCGAACTGATCCTTTCAAAAAACTGTTTTATAAGGAATTTTCAATATGGCCACTCAGATGGGCAGAGATCTGCTGATCAAGATCGACATGACGGGATCGGGCGGATTCGAGACGGTGGCGGGGCTGCGGGCCAGCCGTATCTCGTTCAACGCGGAAACCGTCGATACCACCACGCTGGATAGCGCGGGCGGCTGGCGTGAATTGCTGGGGGGCGCTGGCGTCCGCTCCGCCGCGCTGTCAGGCTCCGGTGTGTTTCGCGATGCGGACACGGATGCGCGGGCGCGGCAGATGTTCTTTGACGGTGAGGTCCCGGACTTTCAGGTCGTCATCCCCGATTTCGGCATCATCGAAGGGCCGTTCCAACTGACCGCGATCGAGTATTCGGGGGAGTATGACGGTGAGGCGGTCTATGAGATGTCGATGGCCAGCGCCGGGGCGCTGAGCTTCGTCGCGCTATGAGCGCAGGCGGCAAGAAACGCGGTTCGGGCAAGGCGCGCCCGAACCCGCATCGGGGGGAGGTGGCGCTGACCCTCGACGGCAAGGTGCATGTGCTGCGGCTGAGCCTGGGTGCCTTGGCACGGCTGGAGGCACGCCTGGGCGCGGACAGCCTGACAGATCTGGTCGCCCGGTTCGAGAGCGGCACCTTTCGCGCCGCCGATCTGGTCGCCTTGCTGGAGGCGGGCGGCGCACCGGCGGGCAAGCTGGCCACCGCCACGGTCGAGGGTGGGCCGCTGGAGGCCGCAAGGGTCGCCGCGCGTCTGCTGCGGCTGACCTTTGCCGGTGTGCAACCCGAATGATCGACTGGACCGCGTTGCTGCGGCTGGGCCTTCACGGGTTGCGGCTGACCCCGGACCAGTTCTGGGCGCTGACCCCTGCCGAGCTGGCGCTGATGGCGGGGCTGGATCCGCAGGCCGCACCTGCGATGGCACGCGACCGGCTGGCGGAGCTGAGCGCATTATACCCTGATGAAAGGCGATCCGAATGAGTGAAATCAACGAAGTGCAGGAGCTGTTCGCGGAGGTGGACGCCTCCATCGCCTCAACCGAGGCGGTGGTGGAGACGTTCCGCCGTGAACTCGATTCCACCGGGCGGTCGCTGGAAAGCGCCTCGGCCGGGGTGGCGGGGCTGGACCGGGCGATGGGCAAGGGTCTGCGCGGAGCGTTCGATGCGCTGATCTTTGACGGGGCCCGAGCCTCGGACGCGCTGCGGCAGTTGGGGGAGAGCATCTCGTCCTCGATCCTGGATCAGGCGCTGAAGCCGGTACAGAACGCGGTCGGATCATCGCTGAGCGGTCTGGTGCAAAGGGGCCTTAGCGCGATGATGCCGTTCGCGGAGGGCGGGGTCATGTCGGGCGGGCGGCCCACGGCCTTTGCCAAGGGGGGGGTGGTCAGCGGGGCCACGACCTTTCCCATGCGCGGCGGCATGGGCCTGATGGGGGAGGCCGGACCCGAGGCGATCATGCCCCTGACCCGTGGCGCCGACGGTGCCTTGGGCGTCAAGGCGGCGGGCGGCGGCGGTTCGGTCAACGTGACGATGAATATCTCCACCCCCGATGTCGAAGGATTCCGCCGCTCACGCACGCAGGTCGCGGCGGAGATGTCGCGCGCCCTGTCACGCGGCAAACGCAATATGTGAGGTCGCGTTCCGCGCGTCGAAAGCGTGCCGCAGGGCGCGTGCCCCCCCAAGAATTGAATTGAATGGAGTGAGCCCATGAGCTTTCACGAGGTACGGTTTCCGGTCAGCGTCAGCTTCGGATCGACCGGCGGCCCTGAGCGGCGCACGGAGATCGTGACGCTGGCCAGCGGGCATGAGGAGCGCAACAGCCCCTGGGCCCATTCGCGCCGCCGCTACGATGCGGGGCTGGGGATGCGGTCGCGCGATGATCTGGAGGTCGTGATCGGCTTTTTCGAGGCGCGGGCCGGGCGGCTGCACGGGTTTCGCTGGCGCGACTGGTCGGATTGGCGCACCGCCCCCTCGGACCGGGCCATCGAGCCGTTCGACGAAGAGATCGGCGTGGGTGACGGTGTCAGCGCGGCCTTTCAGCTAAGCAAGACCTATCTGTCGGGGCCGACATCCTATGTGCGACCCATCGAGAAGCCGGTGGAGGGAACGCTGCGTCTGGGCGTGGGGGGCGTGCAGGTCTTTGACGGGTTCGCACTGGATACCGCGACGGGCATCGTCAGCTTCGACACACCACCGCAGGACGGGGCCGTCATTACCGCCGGGTTCGAGTTCGACGTTCCGGTCCGCTTCGACACGGATGTGATCGAGGTGTCCATGGGCGGTTTCGAGGCGGGGGAAATCCCCTCCGTTCCTATCGTGGAGGTGCGGGTCTGATGCGCGATATTCCTCAGGAAATGCAGGCACGGCTGGACAGCGGTGCCACGACGATGTGCCGGTGCTGGCTGGTCACGCGCAAGGATGGCGTGGCGCTGGGCTTTACCGATCACGACCGGGCCTTGTTGGTGGATGGCGTCCGCTACGCGGCGGATAGCGGCCTGAGCGCGGGTGCGCTGGATCAGGCAACGGGTCTGAGCGCGGATAATGGCGAGGTTCTGGGCGCGTTGAGCGCGGATGCCATCCGCGAGGTGGATATCGCGGCGGGGTTGTATGACGGCGCCGAGGTGCGGCAGTGGTTGGTGGATTGGCAGAGGCCGGATCTGCGGATCGCGCTGTTCACCGGCCGGATCGGAGAGATCAGGCGCGGGCAGGGCGCGTTCGAGGCGGAGCTGCGCTCGCTGGTCGATGACCTGAACCGCCCTGTCGGTCGCGCGCTGAACCACGATTGCGACGCAACGTTGGGCGATCCGCGCTGCGGTGTCGATGTGACGGACCCTGCGTGGAGCACCAATGGCACCGTCAATGCGATCGAGGGCGACGGTGCGTTGATCGTGGATGGGCTGGCCGGCTACGCGCCCGACTGGTTTGCGGGGGGTGTGGTGACCTGGATCAGCGGCGCGAATGCCGGTGCCAAGTCTGCGATACGGCACGACACCACGCGCAACGGCGTGCGTCTGCTGGGCTTGCGAACCGGAACGGCCTTTGCGGTGGCGGCGGGCGATACGTTCAGTGTGCTGGCCGGTTGCGACCGGCGGGCGGAGACGTGTCGCGCGAAGTTCGACAACTTCCTCAACTATC